CCCGGTGGGAACAATGAAGCTCGCACAAAACGGCAGAAAGCCTTATGTTTTTTAACGGGAGTTTGCGTCAGCGCGCAGCGCCCCCGGTGCCCAAATTATCCACAGGTTATCCACAATTTTTACTTATAGATAACCTATGGGAGTTTAGGAGTTTAATGCTCTTGAGGACTAAAGATGTTCTTTATACCTTGTGCAAAAGTTTGCTCTTGCTCCTCGGCTAACGCTTCAGCTCTCTTTTGATTGCGTGTCATAATGGGAACAACCCCATCATAATGATTCGCAATCCTATCTAATAATGCATTACTTTCTTCTATGCCATCAGCAATCCTATTGAGTGCTTGGCTTATTGTATCATCTACAACCATATTTTGCTCCATTTCTATTTATAAGAAATAGAGTACGGGCTTTTAACCATACAAACAGACCAAGTATACTTGCGCTTATAAATACTCTATTTCTACCCTTATTATAACATAAAGTTATCCACAATGCAACAACTCATTTGAACTTTTTTCCTGAAGAACTCCAGCTGCGCCCCGGGACTTCCAGGGTCAGGATCCTGTATTATCATTTAAGGATTTTGGCTTCCCCTATGGAGTTTCGGAGTTTGAACTTGACACCAAAGAAGAAGACGCGCCGGGCGCCCAGCAGCTAGATCCACGGCCCATATAGTGAGGTTTAAGGGTTTTTGCAGGAGTTTGGGAGTTTAAGCCAATCTAGGTCCTCGAGCCTTCCCTCGTATAACCCGGGCACTTGGTCCACGGTGCTATGCCCTAGTTCCTTTGTTTTACACCCGTGAAACAGTTTAACCGTACCCTTGAGGGGTAGGTTAACTAAGATGTAAGAATGGGCTCCTGCTATCGCATGACGTGAATTCCAGGAAATTTGGAAGGGAGAGAGGTGTATTTTATTATTAGGTTGAACTATCTTTAATTCAACTGTGAAGAATCCTGTAACATTGTGAAATATTATGCAATCGGGAAAACCCGGTGTGACATATGATTCAAGGCGTGAAACAATATAGTCACCACCGTCTAATAATGTCTTTAAACTCTTCCAAAAGTTTGTTTCCGGTTTTACGGTCATACTTTGTCTTGTCTTTCACTATCCTCTGTTTGTATTTCGGTGATGTCTTCAGCTCCATCGCTACTGGATTTCTCTTCGACCGAAAGGACAGTTTGATTGCCTTCCTTTTTAAATTTTCCATCTAATCCTATTTCCTTTAACTTGTTTAAAACGTCCTCTCTAGACATACTGTCAATTGAACCCGTTCGAATTTCTTTTCTATCGATGTACAATCCCGCAGCTTGCCCTCGCAAGCGCTCAGCATTAACAGCAGCAGAATAAGACTTCTCATTAAGAGCCCTTTCACGCAGCCTAGCCAATTCCTGTACATGTTTATTTAGTTTAACCTCATGCGTCTTTTCCATCTCAGCACGTCGTGCGAGGATAGCTTCTACCACCTTAGGGTATCTTTTACCATTTAATAAAACAGATGCAGTTATACTCGCCGATCCTTCAGCATAACCAGCTTGCCTAGCACATTCAGTGGGTGTCATCCTACCTTCATTCTCTGTAAATATCTTAACAAAGATCTGTTGCTTGTCAGTCAATCCATCAGCCCTGAGTGGATGGTGTTTAGCTCCACCACTTCCAGGAACTCCTGGGCGTCCATGGCCCTTTTCACCTGGAATCCATTGCCTCTTTTTGACCACATTTGTGGCACCACTTGTGGCACCTTTCAATCGTTCATCTACCACTTGTAAACCCCTGGTATAGTTATATTTTTACTCATTTTGTTTTGTAAAAAACAAAAAAGCGCCTTGCGTCGTCTAGAGTAGTGACACATAGGTGCCACACAATAAATGATTGATTTATATAGCTTAATCAGTAAATGTGTCACTGTGGCACCAGTTTCATCCCCGGTACGTAAATAAAAAAAACTTTTGAGCAAATATATCACTATGGTGACCCCTTATAAAATGTAAATTGACCGATTTCTGCCATTTCCAAATCCTATCCATCCACGTGTCGCTAATCTATGCACATATGCATGCACATTACTCTTGGAGCGTACCCCCATCAGCTGCTTGATCTCCTCATAAGAGGGTGAATGTCCATTCTGTTGAATGAAGTCCTTGATGGCCTCAAACACCCATTTTTGCTTGGGTGTCAATCCTTCCTTCTTCGTGTTCTTTTTCATCGTCCATCCTAATCGCTTATCTAATATCTTCTTGTCCTTTTGCATTGGGGTGACCCCAATAATGCTTTCTTACTTGCCTAAACATCTCATTTTTACCCCATTCATTAATAGTCTCCTGGGTAATTGACTTATCCAATGTATCCTTAAGCTCCTCTTCCTGCTCATTGAGACCCAGTCTCTTTGGTGCATTTTTGCGAACATAAGTAGCTACTTTTGACCATGTAATTATTATATCACTCTTTTTAGGACGAAGATATCCTTTTTCGCGGTCCAGTCTAGGTAATTCCTCATCCTTATCAAAATTGTTCTTGATAAATTCCAGCACCTTCTCATCACCCTCAAACTGCTTGACTACCTTCTCGATAACCTTTTTATTTTGCCATAAGTTAATTTCGTACGTCTGCATGTCCCACACTCAAATATTCTATTTTCTTTACCCAACCACTGGGTATAGCTGTTACACCACCACCGCTGTTGTCATCCTTGTCCTTGCACCACGAGCGCATGATCACGACCTTCTCGTCATTATTCACCATCATCCAGCCAACCTCCATGCAGTTTGCAAGTGGGGCCTTGAGGATATCCTTGATATCCAGCCAACCAGTTTCCGTATCACGGGCATCAACCCAGTGAATACGCACCATAGGAACAGAATTAATATCCATTCTAGTTGTTGCGTGCGTCCCATCTTGTTTGTACACTTGCGTAGGTTTTTTGAATATGCCTTTCATCAAATCCTTCCAATGCTTTAACACGGTTTCGCTCCTCTACATCCTCCATCCATTCATCAATGATTCCAAGAACCATGTGAATGGGTAGCCCTTGCTCATACATGCGAATCATCCCTAGCTTGTCAACAAGCCAGTGGAATGCTTCATTGTTCTGCTCCCCTTCTATAAGAACAGCCTTAATCTCTTTTCTTACTTTTTCTAATTCTTTCATTTCTTATTTTCATTCCTCTCTGGACAGATTCCTTCTCAATTAAATGCATCATTTCTTGTCCCGGCCCACGGTGCATGCTCTCCCCCATGCGCACCAATGCGTCATAGTAGGGAATCTTTATCGCTACGCTTTTGTATCTTGTTGTGTCAACCATTTTCTAATAAACAATATAATTCTCGTTTTAAGCGTGGGACGCCAGCTCATGTCATTCCAGTATTCATACCACAATCCATGAAGCTTGCCATACCCAACCTTTGCGGGATACTTGGAAATCTTAATCACCAAGCATGCCCACTATCCAAAGCGTTCCGAAGAACACAAGGGCGAATGTTGCGGGGTCCATTAATCTGTACCCTCCCAATCAAAATCATTTTCCTCATCCTTGTTTTCTTCTTCCTCAATAATATCATTGATCTTTTCAACAACATCATTTTCCTTTTCGTGCAGCTTCTCTAGTTTAGCAAGCTGTGCCTTGATTTTTTGTAGTAGTGTTTTAGCCATGTTACCTCCTAGCTATTGTGTTCCGGTGATCCTCGAAGTTCATTCTCAAAGGACTCTCTTTCGTATTCGTAACGGCGGGTGAGAATTATATAAATTCTCTCCCATCGTTTACGGTCGAGCAACTCTTTGCCCGTCTGCGGAAAGCGCAGTGCTTTTTTTCCAAGACGGTCTTTTTCTTTTATTAATCTCTTGTATAAACTCATGTGTTCCTTATTTGTATAAATTTTACCTTCCCACTCCTATTGTGTCTTTTCTTAAACGTAGGTTTGGTGAAAATTGGATTATGTCGTTGGCTATCCAACTCCTTCACTCTTCGTGGAGGCTGCCTGGAACTGTTAGCCCCGTTTAGATTATATCCTGTGCTCATATGCCCAATACCCACATGTAAAGATGGTATACTATCCATAATGCAATGACGATCTTAATGGGGATGATAAAAAATGAAATGATGGCCCAGATCATAGACGCACCGCAATGTATTCATAATCAAAATTATCATGCTTCTTTTGTACCAGTGTAACGAGGTGGTTGTTGAAGGCTTTGCGTACGTGCTTGGCTAGCTTTTCCACGCGCTTGAAGTCAAGCGTGGGTGATAGCTTCTGCTCATTCGGCGCAAAGATGAATCCCCTGTAGTAGGAGATTCGGTGGCCCCTGTGTGACTTGTTCAGCCATTCATCAAACTTTTTTAAACTTAACATATCTTTTAACATCTCATTCCATTTCATAACAAAGCCTCCGAGGGTCTTGGATGAACGCACCCCCAACCTTTCCCGGCAAATCATCCTTTCAAATACCGTGTCAAGCAAAAAATAAGTTATTTCTTGCGTTGAAACAACTTGTCAAGTATATAATAGTTCTCAACTTCATTTCATCTCGGTGGACTCTTTTCGCGCATTCGTTGCGGGAGGGTCCCCTTTTTAATAGGACAACAATGGCACGAAGAATCAGAAATATCTGGTATAAATTCAGAAAATGGTTAAAATATCAACCTCATAAAACATATTTACGAGGAAAATAAATGGTTAAGATATGGCTACTGGTAATGCTATTGTCTTCCCCTAATCAACCATCCGTTAAATACAACGCACTTATCTACCCAACGGAAGAGCAGTGTGTAGTGGCACGCGATGGTTACAGGGAAGCATATGCGGCAAAACCACCGGAATACAAGCTTTCCCTTAAAACGGAGGCTTTTTGTATACCTTTTGACTCATTCCCTATCACAGGAATGCCTAAGCCCATTAAGGCATGAGATATATCATTTTACTGTTGGCGCTGATTGTGATAGGATGATTAGATGAACGGACTTAAGATATCATTCGCCGTTGTGGCATTTGTGCTGATTCAGGGCGTGGCAGTCATATGGTACGTGAGCAAACTCGATTCGCGGGTGGATCAAATGTACAAGAGCTTTGAAGAAGAGAATAAGAAAGACGTCATCGAGAATCAGGTCAAGATGAAAATAGACCTGGAGAATCTCATGGTGGACGTGAAGCAGATCAAGAAAGATTTAAGACAGGGAAATAAGAAAGACAAGGAGATCATGGACCAGCACAAGCAGCTGTTTAATCTCTTAAATGATTCAACTGATATGATGCAACAGAATCAAACCAAGGGTGGCTCCTACTCCTACGGAGACTAAATGACTGACAGGATGGATGTAAGTGATAAGACTGCTATTTCTATGCCTATGCGTAACCTTTTATCAATACTCGCAGCAGTCGGAATTGGAGTCTACGCCTTTTTCGGAATACAAGAAAGACTTAACAATGTTGAGACGCGAAGTACGCTTATGGAAGCCGATCTCACCGCAAACACAGAATTTAGAATAAAATGGCCACGTGGTGAATTAGGTGCTCTACCCGCGGATGCTCAGCAGGACCTCCTTATAGAATTTCTTAGTTCTCAATTAGAATCCATGATGGAAGATATGGAGTCAATGATGAGTAATTCCGTAAATATAAAGAGGGCACAGCATGATATAGAACGCTTGCTTAATGACGTGGAGAAGCTCAAGGATAAACTAAGGGAAACAAATGGAAGTCATTAGCGTAATTCTTATGTTTATGTTTGGTAACATGAATGATCAGGCAACTCAAATGACACAATATATTCCTATGAAATCTTTATCAGCATGCATGAAAGAAGTAAGATTACTTAAGAAAAAGAATACAGGATATGACAAAGATGCTTTTTGTGGTCCTGGTATTGTACATATAGAAGATGGTGAAGTAATGGCGCTCTATAATGAAGTACCAGCTGGTGCTAAATTAATTAAAAAAGATATAGATGCAGCAGCGTTTGAAAGATGGTCACTTCGTGCTAAAGCTAAATGGGATTAACGAATAAAGAAATAATATAAAAGTCCTGTAATTATACTAGCATCTAAACAGATGGACCATATAATATAAGCTCTAAGCAACCATGTAAGCATATTGATTTATTCTGTAGCATAATATTTAATTTTTTTTAACATACTATTAACACCATTATTTCTACCTGGTGTTAATAATGTATTAAGATTCATTTTTTCAAATTCTCTCTGATCAAAATCATTTATGTCCTGGGCCGTAGATCCACTGTACACATCCGCAATGATACAGACCATGCCCTTAGATATAAGTGCAGCTGAATCAGCAGTAAAATATATTTTATCATCAATAAAATGCGGTACCAACCACGTCTGTGATTGACAGCCTGGAACTTCAAAATATCTAGTCCTGTTTTCGTCTTCCATTGGCTTGGAATTTTTTCCAAAATCCATAATCCAAACAAATTTATCTTGAGCGTCATCAATGTTGTTAAGTACTTGTACATATTTATCTAACTTCCTTTCTATCACGCAACTCGTCCCGTCCTTCTACATTCATAACAGAAGCGGTCAAATCGTCCGGACCTGGTAAAAGTCGTTGAACATATGTAGCATTTCATTTCACCCAATGCCGGATCACTCTTAAATCTATTAAATCTATTTCTCATCCGTGCTTTTGTATATGGAGAATCAGGAGCTGGCACATATCCATTTTTTATTTTCTCCCGATAAAGAACACCAAGGACAGCGTTTTTAGATTTGTTAAAAATTTTTCCAACTTCAGTTGCTGTATGATTCTTAATTAGTTCACCAGCAAGCTCTAAGTCTTCTTGCTTCCATTCCATTTTAACCATGCTTGTATCTCTTTCTATTTTGTTTACTCCAACGCTTTTGCCATGCCCAGCAGCTGATGGCCCCACCATAATGCTCACATAGTGAATAGAACCAGTCTTTGGCCAAAAACACTAAATTACCCGGGTACAAACACACCACCCAACCTTTTAAACCCCGATAGGAGCGAGATATGAGCTTTTTTATTTGGCGGAATACCGTCGTTTCCTCTCCTGGGTCCCAAACGTCCATCATTTGCCCTCTTCCACTTTTTTAGTCAAGGGAACCACATTATCCTTTTCCTTGATGGCAAATTTCACGTTGAACGCAATTGAAATTCGCTGTCCCTTCGATGGATTAGGTACCACATCATGCAATATATAGGATGGAAAGCACAGTATGTCACCGTCCGTTGGATTGTGTCCAATCATGTTGGCGTGTGGCATGTGTACAGGAATCATCTTGTATATCTGCTCATGCGTCGCAAAACGAATGACTCCGGTTCCGTGTCCCTTCACGTAATAGACACCGGATAGGTCCGCATCCGCACGGTAGTGAGTGTGAAATATGTTGGCCCCACCCGGCTCGTTAACATTTGTCCAGTAGGTTATTTGTGCATCCACGACCTTTCCTGGCAAGTAGTGATCCGTCCAGGCGGAAAGAATAATTCCAATTGGTTTCATCAGTTCCTTTTCACACTGGTACTTGAACATACTTCTCCAGCAACCTGGATTGGTTGCCTCTAATCCTTTAGGATCCTTTTTCTTTTCCTTCTCTATTTCCGTCATCAACAAGTTGTTGAGATTGGAATAATTATCATAGTTCTTGTAGAACAGGCGTGTATCCTGAATTGGAATCTTCGCTATTACTACTTTCCCGTCTTTTTCTTGCGCCATTTTGATGACCTCTTCTTTCTTTTTTTCTTGCCTAACTTTCGTCGGCCTTTATGTTTACTTAATCCTACTTTCGCCATATGATTTTAATGAACATTTCGGTCCGCATAGCATCATTATATCATACTTTTGTTCCGGATTAAACTTTTTACTTGTCCAATATAATAATTTTTTAAACCATCTACCACATTGTGTACACTTAAATTCTGGTCCTGGGCGCACGGTGCTTTTATCATACTCCACAAAGTCCCTCACATTCATCTGAAAATTCTTCATCAAACGTTTCTCCAAATAAACTTTGTTGTTTCTTTGGCTCAAGGAAATTTATACTTCTAAGCGGCTTCGCTGACTTATGAAGAAATAGTTCTGCTGGTGTGTTCTTTAATCCATGCCTGATCTTGTCATCAACTTCACACGCATCATCCCAGTCCTTTGGATAATTCTTCTGCATGTTTTTCCACTGATCATTATGGTGGTAAGGGCACCCTATGCACGACGATTTGCCAGGCATAGGGTGTTTTTTTATATCACGGTACCATTGCAGGCAATCAGCACGTGACATTTTCATTTCAATTAATGGCCATCTTGATGTAAGCCATGGCATCCGCGCCTTCTTCATGCGCATTGCTTCATCGGTGGATATACCAATCCATTGTTCTACTAACTGTCCTTTTTTAACACGGTGTCTTGGTTTTATGCCAAGTAATTCCCTCATCTTTTTTTGAATAGGAATAACTTTATAGTCATGGGTGCATTGACGGTATAACATTCCAACCTTTCCACCAGGACGTGCAGCAAATAGTGGTGGATTTGGTACACGTCCGGCGAAAGATTTATGCTCCTCATTTGACCCTTTAATGGGGTTCGCTGCACGGATAAGATCCTCACGGATATTACCACGTTCTACAGTAATGAGTGGACAGATCGTTATAGCCTTTTTTAAATATTCTACATGCTCATACACGAAGGAAGGTTCCCATCCTGTATCAGCAAATATCATGTAATCTGGTTTGTGTTTTGTCAGTCCTTCTTGCGCCATGAGTGCCAAACAGGATGACTGAACCCCTGCCCCGAGTGATAATACACGCATCGTTGGCTCTCTTTTTTTTCCTTCTTCATCAAAATACTCTGGCTCTTGTGTTGCCGCAACTGCTGCCATTGTATTAAGCGTCTTTCTATTAGGCGTAAGTTTTGTAGACATTTCTTCCAAAAGTTTTCTTCTTTCATATTCCATCTGCTCCGGGTTAATAGCAAAACCTGGCTTAACTCCCGCAATAGGCTTGTTCGCTGCTACACGTTTCTTTCCTTGTTCACGGTACCCGGGTTTTCTAATCTCTGTCATAGGCCTCTAATTGTTTTAATGTTTTGGTGATTTTTTGCGTATAATATACATCTTCGGCATAAATTGCAAGTGTCCTAGCCAAAGATTCAAGGTCCACTATGTCGCTGATATACTGGGTTAATCGCTCCTCTCTAAAGTCTCTATAATGATGGTTATTATTAAGTAAATCAATATAGTAAGATATGGATTCGCATTTAGTCTCAAAGATCCTAAGCCCCCAGCTAGCATTAGGTATATTAAGCGGCTTCATTTGGTCATCGGCTGAGTCAAAAGTGCGGATCCCTAACAAATTGTTACCAATTGTTGCAAACCTGGAATGTCCCCATTCCGATTCATGAATGGCTTGTGCTATCACTAAATTTACTGGAATCCTGTTGTGATCCTCTTCCATTGAATTCAAATGCAACGTACACGCTGTAATATCCTCAATGAATTCCTCATTGTTGGTGTAATCCATTTCTGGCTTGAAAGGTACACATATTAATAACACTGCACATAACCAACTCATTCGCCCCAACTTTCTCCTACATTGATGTCGACCTTTGATGGAACCTCAAGTTCCACGCAAGTTTCCATTACTTCCTTTACTTTCTTTCCTTCATTTTCATCTGTTACAGAACAGTTAAGTTCATCATGTACCTGGATGTGAGGAATGAGATTTAATTGTTCATATACATCAACCATGGCTTTCTTGGTTTGATCCGCAGCTGAGCCTTGAATCAATCTATTTAATGCCTTGTAAGTATATGCTCTTTTAATAGCATCACCATATTCCACCTTTGCTTGATTCAGCGGGAGTGCCTTGTGAACACCCCATTGTGTTGGTTCCCATAAATCAAACCTACATTTACGTCCAAGCAATGTACGAATAACACCCTTAGAATTGGCCCTATTCATAACTGCTTCGAGCATTCCTTGCATAAAGGGTACACGTGCACGGAAATCAGTAAGCATTTTCTTTGCTTCCTGTGGTTCAAGGTCCAAGTCACGCGCTAATTTATTATAGCCCATGCCATACATGACACCTAGTCCGATAGTCTTCGCAAGACGTCTCTCCACACCTGCCATTTCGGCTGTTTGTTGGTGAAAGTCGAGGTCCGTTTTATGATATGCTTCCTGTACTTCCCTAGCACCGGGTTGGTCGACGAGTCTTGCCCAGTGTGTAAGTAACCTGG